GTCCCGGCCGCCCGACGCGCCCCGCTCCCGGCCGCCCCGCTCGGTTCCCGGGCCCCCCTCACCGGCGGCCGCCGCGGCCAGCGCCGACGCCACCGCGGCCAGCGCCGTACCCGCGGGAGCCGTGACCAGCACGTCGTGACTCGCGGCGCGGCCCCGGGCCGTTGGCGGGCCCAGCGGATCTACGACGGTCAGCCGGATCTGCATCGCCGTCAGCGGTCCCTTCTGCACGGACGCCCGCGACCGGCGGGGGACGAAGTCGCCCCGCGGTCCCCCACCGCGGAATCCCCCCACCGCACGAGCACGTCGGCCAGTTCTGGAGGGCATCCTCGCACCTGCCACTGACAGCGCGCCCGCCGCCCACCGGCAAGTGATCTTGATTGGTCGGCTCTGCCCCCAAAAGTGCCTGACCAGTGCCCTGCGAATGTCCGCTTGGCGCCCGCTTGAGATCGGTCACGTCCGCATACGGCAACCAACCGACCGAGCCGAGCGTCTTTCCATCGAACTCCGTCGAACTCCGTCGAACTGTGTCGGACTGCGTCAGACTCCGTCGAACATGGACGGCACCCCGTGCGTAAGTCGCCTCGGAAGGAGTCGGAAGGAGCCGGAAGGAGAGGGCACGGCCCGGGGAGGCATCGCCGGCCGCGGCGGCACGACCGCCCGGCATCGCGCGGGGAGGCCCTAGAGTTGGGTCGAAACACCCGCGAGGCGCCCCCAGGGGCGCGGGAACCAGGCAAGCAAGCAACAGGGAGCGCATGACGTGCGGCCGGTAGGCAGCAAGTATCACACTGCGAGCGATGTGCATAGGTGCCTTTGACCTGCTGGGCGTTGAGCGTGTTCAGTGAAGTTATCTGCCCCATCTCAGGGGCTTTTTTCATGCCCGGCGACCGGCCTGCACCGGGCTGAGTTTGTGGGGTTTCCACAGTGCGTATGGCGCCGCCTCCCCAGCCTGGCGGCTGAGGGGCGGCTCAGAGGACGAGGCTCCGTCATCCGGACGGAGCGGCAGGCCTCGCAGGTGCTGCCTATCTCGCCCCCGCTTGCGGAGGGGGGTGGTCCGGTTGGCCTTCCCGTCCCGCTCCAAGATCACACAAATTAGGGTCGGCCCTAATCACATTTGATCATGCCCTCGGGAGCGTGGACGGGTGTCCCGTCCCACCTCGCCCGACGACCGGGTCCTCGCCCGCCGCCGCCAGGTGGGGGAACGGATCCGACGTGTGCGCGAGCGCCTGAACTTGACCCAGACGGACGTGTGCGGCCGGAGCGGCATCGACATCGCCACCTACAGCCGCATCGAGCAAGGGCACTCCTCGCCCAAGGTGGACACGCTGATCCGTATCGCTGACGCCATGGGCGTCGAACTCGAGGACCTGGTGCGCCGATGAACGGGCCCCCGTCCCCGACGGGGGGCGGGGGCGGAGGCCCTGCTTCGCGTTCGACCACGGCCGGCGTCGCGGTCGACCGCTGGCCTACTTGCCGCGGTGCCTTGGGCACTGGCACGGCGGCCACGCCGAGGTCAGCTCGTACGGGCTGAGCGGGGTGTCGGCCGTGATGCGCACCTCTTTGCGCTGCTCGATCACGCGGCCGTCACGGAAGCGGGTGACTCGCATCGTCATCAGGTGTACAGGCGTGTCCTCGCCGCCGGTGGCGGCCTGCCCGGCGCTCACTGCTCACCCCGGTGCGCGGCGGCGTGATGCCGGCGGAGCAATACCCGGCAGTCGCTCGCCCGCGAGTGGTCACGGTCGCGCTCCGCCTGGTCCTGTTCGCCCTGGAGGCGGCGGCATTCGGCACACCCGGGCACTGCCGGGGCGGGGGCCGGTGTTCTACGATCCATGGGTCGTCGCTCCTCTGTAGCGGTGGCCACGCCCCCGGGCCCTGCCAGGCCGCGGGGGTCTTTGTGACCCAGACCATACCGCGCCTTACCGAGGGTTGCCGAGGGTTCCCGCGGTCGCGCGGCATAGTGCGGGAACCTACGGTCACGAGCATGAGCGCTGATCTTGACCGGACGCGGGCGGTATGGCGGCAGGCCGCACAGATCGTCATCGGCCGCATCAAGGACGGCACCTACCCGCCCGGGACCCGCGTCCCGTCCACGCTGGAGCTGGCCACCGAGCTGGGCATCGCATCGTCCACCAGCGGCAAGGCGCTCGCGCATTTGCGCCGGGAGGGCTGGCTGCGCGGTGAAACCGGGATCGGAACTTTTGTCGCCGACCGGCCGCCCACCGATGACTGAGCGCCCCCTGTAGACAACTCTACAGCTTGCCTGTAGTGTGATCTACAGATGGAGCGGAGGGCGTTCCAGGAGGGGGCCACCATGCAGCAGTACGAACTCGAAGCCTGGCTCGGCGACGACCACGGCCTGAACGACGACCAGATCAGCGAGCTCCTCGCCCAGGCGGACGAGATCGAAGAGCGCTGCGACGGCGACCAGGACGAGATGCGCGAGGAGCTCGTCACCGCCTACCGCCTCATGATCGAGGAGCCCGACACTGTTGTCGCCGAGCTCGCCGAGCGGCGCGTCGCGGCCAGCGTCGCCGAGGCCAACGCGCTGGCCGGCCTCCGCCAGGCCGCCACCACCCTCATCGGTCGGGGCGACGCCACCGAGGCCGGGTTCGCCCGGCAGGCCGGTGTCGACCGCATGACCGTCCGGAAGTGGCTCGGCAAACAGTAGCCAGGCCCCGGGCATGACGAAGCGGCCCCGCCCTCCCACCAGGGGGAGGACGGGGCCGCAGTTGTGTTCAGCGGACGAAGAGCGCGACGGCACCGGTGGCGGCGCCGGCGACTCCGGCGAGGACACCGATGGTGGGCAGTGGCCAACGCGCGCGTTCGAGGGTGCGGATCCTGAGCTCGTGGTCCTGGACGTCCGAGCGGATGTCCTTCGCCTCATCAAGGAAGCTGTCCACCTTGGACTCGATGCGGCCGACCGTCTGAGCCAGGTCCCTCACCTCCTGGTACATCTGGGCGCTGCTGATGAACACGCCTGCCGGGTCGGGCCCCGTCATCTGATCTCGTCCGGCTGACGGTTCGGCACAGCCCACGTGATGCCCCAGGCGCCGAGGATGGCGAGCACGATGGTGACGCCATCGCCGGTGTCGAGTACGCCGTCCTGCACGGCGGTGACCGCCGCGGTGGCGCCTGCGGCGATACCGGCGACGATCGCCTTGGCGATGCTGGAGATTCGCATGGTCAGGACTCCTTCACGGCAGTGCCGGTGACGTCGACGCTGACCTTGACGACGGCGTCCGCGATGGCCCGCTCGACGGCGGCCACGACCTGCTCGGTGGAGACGCCGGAGCCGACGAGCTGGGCGAGCTTGCTGATCGCCGCGGACTGGGCGGCGACCTGGACGGTGAGCGCGTCGACCTTCTTCTCGATCTTCCGGCCGGTGAGCACTGCGGAGCCGAGCGCGTAGCTGGCAGTCCACGTCTTGTTGCCCTTGGCCCAGTCGGTGTTGTTGTAGGGCGGGGCTGCGGCCGGGATGACGTCGGCTTTCCAAACGTCGGCAGGTGCGGGCATGTCGTCCTCCTGTGTCTTGGGCCGGGGAGCCCCGTCCTTGGCCCACTTGTAGATGGGGTCGCCGGGGCAGGCGGTGGCGTAGCCGTCGCGGTGCCCGCCGAGCCACGTCCCGGCCGGGCCTTCCTCGCGGCAGTGGTCGATGGCGTCGCGGGCGCCGTGCAGCTGGTCGTCGGTCGGCTTGACCAGACCGGACGAGCCGACCATCAGCAGAACCGCGTAGGCCTGGTCGTTCAGCGTGGTGTTGCCGTTCGCGCTGTTGCGGCGCTTGAGGCCGCGGCCCTCGTACACGTAGCCGTGCGTGCAGACGACGAAGGAGTAGCCGATGTCTGACCAGCCGTTGCCGTCCATGTGCTGCGCCTGGAGCTGGCGGACGTAGGCGGCGCACTGTGTGTGCGGCCGGTCGCTGTAGGCGGTGCCGAGGTAGTGCAGCTTCACCCCGCGGCGCTTGCCGCTGTAGAGGGTGGCGCCGTTGGGCCGCCGGTAGTCCCGGGCCCCCCACTGCGCGCGGGTGACAAGCTTCATCGGTGCCTCCAGGGCACAAGAAGAGCCCCGGCCGGTCGGCGCGGGGCTGGTGGTGGGCGGCAGGGTCAGGCGGGCATCAGGGCCTTGATCGCCTCGACGACGCGACGGGCGAGGTATGCGTGGCCGGCATCGGTCGGGTGCACGTTGTCGGCGCCGACGTAGCTGGCCTTGATCTGCGGTGTCATCCAAGGCCCTTGCGAGGCGACCAGGTTGCCCATCCCGTCAAAGACCTCGCCGGTCAGGTTGTCGATGAACGGCAGCCGGGCGCGCTGCGCCGCGGCCTTCAGCGTGTTGGTGGTGGCCTGGACGCTGCCCGCGGGGCTGCCGGTGGGGTCCCAGCAGCCGATGACGTAGATGTCCGCGCCCGGCGCGCACGCTGTTTTCAGGTTCGCGTACAGGCTGTCAGCGGCCGATCCGATGGTGTTTTGGTCCCCCAGGTTGTCGTTGTACCCGGCCCACACCAGCAATCTGTCGAACGAGTAGGGGGCGATGTCGTTGGCGACGCGGTTGCCGAGGGTGGCGAAGCTGCCGGGGGTGATGTAGCCGGTGCCGCCGCGGGCCTGGTCCCACACGTCAGTGCAGCCCAGCAGGCGGGCGGCCCGGTAGGTCCAGGTGCCAATGCCGGCGCCGGTGTTCTGGCCGGAGCCGTCGCTGATGCTGTCGCCAAGGACACCGAGCCGTCCGCCGCGGGCGGTCGGCCGCCACGCGGTGGCTCCGGGCGGAAGGAAGAGCCCGCCGAACGGCATCGTGGTGAAGTCGCACCTGATACGCCTCGGCTTGGCCGTGGGGAACGTCAGCTGCAGCTCGTATCGGCTGCCCGCAGACGAGGCACCGGTGAGCTGCGGCAGGTCGGTCACGATGCGATCGTCGACGGTCAGCCGGTACCTGGACGCCGACGAGATGTACTTGAACTGGATGCCGAACGTGGCCGCGTCCGTCATGAACTCCAGAGCCCAGTGCGCCTGGCCGCTGGAGTACGTGTTGGGGTAGCGGGAGGTCGGCAGGTACAGCTCGGTGTCCGGGAACGCGGTGCCGTACTGGAATGCGCCGGCGCCGAGGTACAGGAACGGGCCCGTATCCGGGGCCAGTCTCGCCTGCGCGGACGGGATGCTCGAGGTGGCCTGCGGCCCGTTCACCTTGATCGTCGGCGTGTCCGAGGCCAGCGTCTCGGCCAGCACCAGGTCGGGCAGGTCGCGGCGTCGCCACGCACTGCCCAGGCTCACCCAGTCAATGCTGTGCGCCTCCATGTACGCGCGGGATCCGCCGCCGGCGTCCGCCCACATCCCGGTCACACCATCCGGGCCCTGGATGCGGGGCAGCGCGCCGTATTCGTCGGTGACCACCGACGTGATCGTGTGGCCGCTGGAGTCGAGGAGGTCGGTGTACTGGGTGCCGTCGGTGGCCGCGTCCCAGAATGTGATCTCAGCGTTGGCCCCGACGCCCCACAGGCCGTCCGAGGGACGCACCACGAAGTCGGCAATGCCCGCGCCGAATGTCTGCCGTGCCACTTAGTCCACCACCCAGCTCATGCCGCTCTGCGGGATGACGTTGTCCCCCGTGTTGATCTGCGGGTGCTCCAGCATCCACGCCTGCCCCGCCCTGTCCGTATTGCTGGCGTAGATCAGGAATCGGCCGATCCCCCCACCCGAGGTGTAAGCCAGGACGTACTGGTCCCGGGTGCGGTGCCGGTACGCGGCCGGGATCAGGATCGGCAGGCGCGTGTCGACACCCGCGGCAAGGGTGCCGCCCGCCCGCTTGAAAGTGCCGGCCCGCAGGTGCACGACGCCGCTGCGCATCTCTAGGACGCTGTCCGAGATCACCGACCAGCCCGACACGCTGGCGGTGACGACCACTTGACCGCTGTCCCCTGACACAACCCGCCATGTGGAGCCGGTCCAGATCCGCACATCGCCGGTGTCGGTCTCGAAACACATCTCACCGCGCACCGGGGCAGGGTTGCGGGTCGACGAGGTGCACGTCCTCACGCGCGCGCCGACGTACAGCTCCTCGCGGGCGACGGAGACCGCGTTCGCCCCGTTGAGGACGGTCGCCCGGGCGAGGGGGATTTCGAAGACGCCGGTGTCGCCGGTCTGCTGTGTCAGCGCCGGGGCACCACCGCCGGGACTGCCTTGCTTCACCGCGGTGCGGACCTGCCAGGTGGAGCGGGTCAGCCGGAGCACCACCCGGTCGATGCGGGTCTGTCCGGATGCGTTGGCCGCGATGGGGTGGGTGTCGCCGCTGATGCCGGACGTCCAGGCGTGCCCCCGCACCGACGCTTCCACGTTCGCGCGGATGGCCACCTGCAGGCCAGCCCCGGCGGACACCACCGCCGCATCGAGCGGGCTGCCGTACACGCCGTCGTCGGAGAACCGGGCGGCCATGCGCTCGTACTCCAGGTCGGTGACGGCTCGGTTGTTGTGGCCCGGGGACGGCCAGGATTGCTGCGCCACTGCTACCTCGCTTCCAGTCGCCCCAGCCGGCGGGCTAGGTCTCGCACGGCGCGCACCGTGGCCGTGGTGGTGGTCTTGTCGGAGTTGCCGACGACGGAGGTGACGACTTCGCCTTCGTCGGGGGTGTCCTCGAGCCGGATGGTCTGCACGATGTCGGCGACCTCAAGCCCGGTGGGCAGGGCGACGGTGACCTTGTCGCCGAGGAAGAAGTCGCGCCCCGCGCGCAGGTCTTCGGTATCCACCGTGACGGTGGCGAGGGAGGCCTGGGGGTTGTCGTCGCCGAGGGCGAGCGTCCCGGCCTGGGTGAGCTCCCCGCCGGAGTCGTCGAGGGTGCCGGTCTTGTCGACGAGCTTCTCGACTCGGTACCAGTCCGCTGCCGCGCCGGAGGTCACTTCGGCGTAGACGCGGATGTTGGGCGGGGTGGCCTGGTCGTCGGGGTCGCCGCCTCCCTGCACCAGTTCGGACGTGGCCAGGGGGGCGCCCATCGTGAAGGACAGTGAGCGCAGGTTGCCCAGCCCCTGGGAGAACCGGGCCGTGCTGGTGCGGTCGACAGGCTTGTAGACCCCGAACCTGATCTCGTTGCCGACCTGCCTGGTGCGGAAGCCGAGTCTGTCGGTGGCGGCCGCTGTCCGGCAGGCGTCGAGCAGCGGCTCGAACCGGGTGCTGAGGGATCGGTTGCCGCCGACGCCGGCGATGTCGTCGAGGACCAGGCGCTCGATCCGCCGGACGGGCAGGGCGCCGGGCCCGCAGTTCTCGTTCACCAGGGTGCGGATGATCGTCTCTGCGTTCGTGGCGGTGAAGGTCCGCAGCCGGTCGGTGATCGTGTCCTGGGCGGTGAAGGCCTTGGTGGGCTCTGGGTAGGTGAGGTAGCCGGCGATGCGCGCCAGGTCGTCGCTGAAGCGGACGGTGACCGTGCCCGGGTCGGGGTTCTGTTCCAGGTCCCATCGGTAGTCCTGCGGTTCCTCCATCGGCCCCGCACACCACACGGCCTTGTCACGGACGACGACCAGGCGGTGGCCGGGCTGTAGCAGTTCCATGACCTCCGGCCACGCCGGCAGGGTGACGCTGCCGGACGCGGGAGCGTTGTAGTTCAGGTCGACGGCCAGCCTGGTCCACCCGCTCAGTGGGTCGCCGACCACGTTGAGGTTGCGGTCGGTGACCAGCAGCTGGACTGCCACCGCTCACCTCCTTACGCGGTCTCGTACCTCGGGTAGAAGACGAGGTCGACGGCGCTGCCGGGCCCGGCGCCGTCGACCTGGAAGGTGACCGGCGTCTGCCCGGGCGGGATGCTCCACAGCTCGGCCTCGGGCCAGTTGAGCCCGCCGATCAAGTTCTCGCCGGTGCCGGAGCGGACGCGGGGCGGGTCGGTGGAGATGGTCACGGTCTGGCCTGTGAGGAGCGGGCCGCGCCCGGCCTTGGCCAGGTCGAGGGAGAACGCGGCGGCGGTGTCGTCACCGTCGTCGACGGGGTCCTCCCGCGTGAACGTGATCTTCGACGCGGGACCAGTCACCTTCCACACCGGCCACACCTCGATGTCGCCAGGGTTGTTCAGGGTGGTGGCGCCCAGCACCTGGGAGCTGGACACCGTCGGGTACGGCACCAGGTAGTCGTCCAGGGTGCCGGTCTCGCGGTGCACGGTGACCGGCACGGCGTCCTGCCAGTACGGGTCTTCGCACCACAGGGTGAGGACCGCGCTGTCCCAGGTGATGCCGGTCGCGGTCTGCCCCCGCCCGTCCCAGCCGTCCCAGTAGTGGACCGCGATCCGCCGCACGGTGCCGTCCGGGCGGGCCACCTCCAGCGTGCCCGGCGGCCGCCGCCCGCCCGGCCCCCGGCGCAGAGTGCGGGTGAAGGCCCTACCCAGATCCCGCCAGTTCGCCGTGAAGACGAGGTGATCGGCGCCCTTGACGAGGAGCGGCCAGATGATCGTGCGCGGCTGCGGCTGAGCGTGCCGCAGCCGCGCACCACCCCGGGGGAGCGGGTCCGACGTGATCGCGTACGACGCTGCCCCCAGACCGGACACGCCCTCAGCGAGCGCGTACCAGTCCGCGGACAGGTCGGTCATCGGCCACCTGGTCCCCGTCGGGTCGATGTAGGTGATCGACGCGTACCCGATCTCCGGGATCTGGATCGGCGGCGGGACGACGACCGGCGGCTTTGGGGGCGTGACAACTGGCGCTGTGACCAGGGGCATTTATCCGGGCCTCCCCACGCGCTGCCGCGCTTCCTCCTGCCGCTGCAGCAGCCGCAGGTCCTCCACATCGATGACCGACTTGCGCGGGTACACGTAGTAGTTCACCGGCGGCCGGTCACTGCCTGCCGCTGGCGCGGCCGCCACCGGCGCCGCCGGCAGCCCAGGCCGCGCCGCCCGGCCCACCGGCAGCTTGCCGTCGTTGAGGGCGTCCATGAACTTGATGCCGTACTTGGCGACCGCGGCGGCCTTGACCATGTATTCGCCGTTGGAGCCCCACAGCGGGATGCTGTCCGATGTCGCCGTGCCCGGCCCGAGCAGCAGCCCGCCCTGCGCCAGCGCGATCCCGCGCTCCTTCATCCCCTTCACGAAGGAGGGGCCCCCGGCGAGCGCCTTGATCTCCTTGGCGTAGCGGGGGGCGAGGTGAGCGAGCATCGGCCAGCTCACGCCGGCCTTCACCACGTCCTCGACGGTCGCGCCCTTCTTGGACAGCGCCCCCATCATCTGCGCGGCCGCCGCCAGCTCGTCCGCCGACAGCAGCTTCTCGTGGGCCTGGAGCGCCGTGTTGGCCTTCTTCGCCGCCGCCGGGGACTTGACCGCCGCGGCGGCGATCGCCATCGCGTCCGCGTCGCCCTGCCCCGCCAGCTGCATCGCCAGGTCCCCATACCCGGAGGCCGCCAGCTTCAGGAGGTTGTCCTGGAACTTCTTGCTGCCAGCCGTCGTGGCGGTCAGCTGCTTGGTGTAGTCGGCCAACGTCGCGGCCGCCGTCGGCGCGAGCTTCCGCAGGTTCTTGACGATCTCAGCGAACTGTTTGTTGCTCGCCTTCGCCAGCGAGGCGACCAGGGCACGCCCCGACTCGCCCATGCCCCTCAGCGTTTCCTCGATGTCGGCGCCGGCCCGCTTGCCGATCCGGCTCAGGTTCTTCTCCCACGCATCTGACGCTCGGACGGCCTCCTTCAGGTTCTGGCCGTAGCCGGTCAGGCTGAACCCGGACGGTTTCGTGCCGGGCTTGAGGCCCAGCGCCCGGTCCGCCTCGTTCACCGCCTTCCGCGCGTCGGCCACCGCCTTCCGGGTCGCCGAGGTGGAGTGCTTGGCCTGGGCGCGCAGCGCTTCGTTGAGCTTGGCCCACGCGTCTCTCAGACGCTGCATGTCCTGGTCGTACCAGGAGGACACGGTCGAGGTGGAGATCCGCGCCGCCGCCGACTGCGACGGCGTGTACGTGAACCCACCGCCCGCGAACCCACCGCCCGCGAACCTCTCCGAGTTGAGCGCGTCGAACAGGCTGATCCCATACCGCTCGACCGCGGACGCGCGGATGACGTACTCACCGTTGGACAGCCACGCCGGAACAGAGTCCGACATCGACGTGCCCGGGCCCCAGACCGGACCGCCGAACGGGATGAGCTGCACGTCGCCGCCGCCGGCGAAGCGGCCGATTGGCCCGCCCTGCGCGTTCCGCAGCTGGGAGCCGTGAGACCCGGCCCGCCGCGCGGCGCTGCCGTCACCCACCACCACAAACCGAGTGGTGACCGTGACCGTCTTGTCCTGCAGCCGGGACAGCTCGTACTCAGCTTGCTTGATCTTCCGCTTCAGGTCGTCGATCTCCGCCCGGACCTTCGCCTTCCGTGAGTCCGGTACCCGCTTCAGCTCGCCCTTGGCCTTGCCGAGTTTCTCCTGAAGATCCTCGATGTTGCCCTTGAGCTGGGTGGTCTTGTCGTCGGGGATGTCGAGGATCTGGTCCGCGAGCCGCTTGGCCTCGGTGGTGGTGAGGCCCATCTGCTCGGCGTTTTTGATCAGCTCTCGGCGGCCGCGATCGAAGGTGCTGGACACCTCAGACCAGGGCGCCTTCGCCTCTCGGGCAGCGGCAGTCGCCTCGTTCGTCTTGCCCGCCAGATCGGACAGTGCCCGGTAGGCGTTCCTGCCCTTCTCCGTGGTCAGGTCGAGCTTGCCGCCGTTGGCCTTCCACACGTTGCCGTACTCACGGGCGGATTTGGCCGCGTTGTCGAGGGACCCCTCGAACGCCGCCTGAGCGTCCAGAGCGCTGCGGTTGACCTCATTGAGGGCAATGATGCTCTGGCGCAGCCCGTCCGCGCTGGCCTTCTGCGCATTGAGTTTCTCCTGCACCGCGATCGCCTGGTCGCCGAACAGACCCATCGACTCGGCGGCCAGCTCCGCTTCGAGGGCCTGCCCTGCCAGTGCGGCCTTGTAGTCGTCGAGCTGTCCGCGCACCTGGTCCGAGGTGAAGCCCTGCTTCTCCAGGTTGGCGATGACCCTGTCGAGGACGGCGGCCGCCAGGTCCGCCTTCCCGGACGACACCAGGCCGGCCAGCGCGTCGTCGAGCGCGCCGATGTCCTCCTTGGCGTTCTTCACCGGAGTGGAGTCCATGCCGATGACGCTGACGAGGGACTGCTGGAACTGATCGATCCCCTTGGGGTCGATCGCGAGCTGGAAGGCCTCGCCGAGGCCGCTGAGGTCCTGGCCGTAGGCGCGCAGCACCTCCCCGGACACCTTGCCCGACCGGGCGAGTTCGACGAGGGATGTCGACAGCTTGTCGACATCGGGCTTGGGCTTCTCGCTCTTCGACGCGATGGCGTCCAGGCCGATCAGCAGCAGGCCGATACCGGTGCCGGCCATGGCCAGCTTGGCTGTCCGGGACAGACCGGAGACCGCCGCGCCCACCCCGGCGAGCGCGCCGGGCGCCCCGGCGGCTGCCGTACGCATCGCCATGATCTGGGTGCCCAGCGCAAGCATGGCTGCCTTGGCAGCGCCGGCCCCGGCCGCGGCCAGGCGCACGGCCTTGATGGCGATGGCCAGCTGCAGCAGCGTGGCGATGGCCTCGGGCGGCACCGCCGAGACCACACCGGTCAGGAAGTTGACCACATCGAGCGCGCCGACCCCGATGTCGGAGCCTGCTTCGAGGACGTTGATCAGAGCGTCGCCGATGTTCTCCAGCGTGTCCCAGACCTCGGGTCCGACCTCGCGGGCGTAGTCCATCCACCGGTTGAGGCGGGAGTTGTCGAGCTCCCCGGCCTGCGCCCGGGCCAGGAAGATCGTCAGCTTGTCGATACCGCGGGTCAGGGTCCGCTCGGTGAAGGCGGTGAACCGATCGTTGAGCGCGTCAAACCCGGGCGTGCTGATTGCGCCGCCGACCAGGGTAATCAGCCGGTCGAACTGGCCAGAAGCGGCCCGGACCAGCCCAGTCGTCTTGGGCAGCAACGAGTTGGCGACGGCCACACCCTTGATGACCGGTGCCATCACGTCGTCGGACAGGTCGTCGGACCAGTCCTGGTAGGCGTCCCGCAGCAGGCCCACCGCGACCGCGGCCTCCCGCGTCGCGGGAGGCAGGCTCTCCAGCTTCTGCTGGTAATCGGCCGCGGCCTTGGCCGCCTCCCGGGAACCCTTGCCCGAGGACTCCACCGCGTCCTCGTACCGGTCATGAGCCTCGATGGCCTCGCCGATGGCGCCGATCTGCGGGGCCAGCGCGAGCCCGTACGCGCCCGCCGCCACAGCCACGGCGCCGAACTGGGCGGCGACCGCGGCCGCGCTTCCCGCCAGGCCGGCCGCGATCGGGATCGCCGCCGGCGCCAGCGAGATCAAGTTCGCCTTCAGGCTCTCGCCGAGCTTGCCAGCCTCGTCACGCAGGTTGGCAAGCGAGTCCCGGGTGCCGTGGGTGGAATCGCCCAGGCGGCGGGCCGCCTCGTCGGCGGACAGGAAACGCCCGCGCAAGTCGCGCAGTTGACCGTCGGCGTCGGCTGAGATCCCAGACAGCCGCAGCCGCAGCCGGTCCGCACTGTCCGCCGTCCCATTCAGGACGCGGGACAGTTCGTCGCGGCCGGTCAGTGTGAAGGTCAGACGCTCGGCCATCGACCGGTCACCTCCTCACCGGCTGATGTGCTGGTTGATCCAAGCGATCGCCGACTCGAGGTCGCCGGCGGACAGGTGGCGGATCTCCCATGGGCGGATGTGCAGGTAGTGAGCGAGCAGCCACCGGTACTCGGCGATCAGTCCCCGGAGTCCGTCCGGTGGCGCGCCAAGTGGCCTTTTCCCAGCCCGTCGAGCGCGGCGTCGACGTCGTCCGGGTCGTCGGCGAGCTTGCGCAGGTGGGGGGCGAGCATGTCGATCGTGGAGTCCTCGCTCTTGGCGAGGGCCTGCCGCATGACGTTGGTGAGGGCCTCGTCGATCTCGGCGCGCGTGACACGCGCCCGCAGGCGCCGCCGCCACCCGGGGACGTCGAACTTTTCGAAGTCGAGGTCGGGTTCGGTCCGCCGGAGGAAAGCCCACAGCACGGCCCGCATGGCGGTGGGGTCCTGCGCCTGCAGCTGTGCCTCGATCTGCCGCCACGGCTCGCCCGTGGCCTCCTCGATGGCGGCGGCCTCGAGCGCGGACAGGTCGTCGGTGTCCACGCGCCGCTCGGTGCCGTCGTCCTGCACATGCGTGATGATCATGGTTGTCCTTACTGAAGGTCCCGGCGGACGTCGCCGAGGACGCGTTCGACTTCGGCCCGCATCCGCGGGGTTCCGGCCTGGACGGTGCGCGACCACCAGCCGGTGGGCCGGGCCCACTGGGTCGCCCACCGGCGGCGGTTGCCGAACACGGGGTGACGGACGCGGCCTTCCTCGATGACCCACGGCATGTTCTTGATGTCCGCCGGCAGGCGGGAGCGGTCCACCCACACGCGAGCACCGGGGTTGGCGCCCTGGCGGACGCTGATCCGCACGGCGCCCGCCAGCGTGGCGCGCAGCGGCCGGGTGGTGGGCGACGGGCCGCCGCGCCCCCGGCGGCCCGAGCCGGGCAGCTGCACCGTGCGGATCTCCCGCTGCAAGTCCTTCTGCAGCGGCTCAGCTGCCCGGCGGATCCGGCGGGCCATGTTCCGCCGCAGCCGCGGCCCGCCCGCCGTACGCATACGCCTCGACAGATCCACCAGTTGGCCGGTGCCCAGAATCCGTACCGAGCCCGCCATCGGTCAGCCGCCCGCAGCCGCCGGGATTGCGACGTTCTCGCTCGGCTCGCCGGTGATGGCGAACTGGCACATGATCTGCGCCGCCTGGTCGAGCTCGCGGACCTTGGCCTGCGAGGTGACCGTCACGGGGTAGACATCCATCGTCCCCGACTCTGTGTCGCCCTCGTCCATCCACACGATGAACCCGGTCGCCTCGCGCACCAGGAGCGTGCGCACGTCGTCGCCGTCCTTGCTCGCCCAGAACGTCAGCGACGATTCCGCGGCCGTGATCTCGCCGCCCACCACCGGCGTGAACCGCGAGCCGAGGGCGGGGGTGGGAACGGTGCCCGAGGTGGTCTGCCACCCGGACATCGCGCCGGTCTCGGCCTCCAGCGCCGTACCCGCGTCCAGCTCCGCACGCGCGGGGCTGTTCTTGTTCGCGATCGTCGGTACCCACAGCACCCTCGTGACGCCGCGGCGGTAGTACCGCGTCGACGCCTGGATCGGAGTCGCCATCAGTTCTCTCCTTCAGTCCGCCGGCGGCCCTTCGCCGCGGCAACGTTGCTGCCGGGCTGGCCGTCAACGACCTTCCAACCCGATCGCTCGTACTGCTTCACCGAGATCTCCGAGACCTCGATCTCCTGCTCGACACCCTCGTGCCTCATCCGCACACCCACCGCGCGGCTCCTCTCTACGTGAGAGCGCGGCCGGCCACCGTCAGCAGCAGCACAGCCTGCGCACCCTGTTGGGTCTGGTCCTGCGTCAGCTGCGACGCCTCGATCGCAGCCTCGACCTGGCCGGGCCCGAGACCGATGCTCGGGTCGGCGCGCAGCCACGCCTCGACGCGGGCGCCGATCTCATACGCCCGCATCCGGGCCGCGCGCACGTCGGTGTCGCCGCGCTGCGCGACCGCCGCGACCATCACCTGGAACTGCTCCTCACGGCCGGTACCGAAGTCCGTCCAGCCGCCGACGGTCTGCGCCGCCTGGAAGTCGCCGTTGGGGTCGCCGTCGAAGCCAACGATCAGCCAGTCCAGTGCGCTGGTGTCGGTGACCTCGGGCCCGTCCGACACCTGCACCTCGTCCAGCTCGGGGTCGGCGGCGCCGAGCGCCACCAGGGCGTCGATGACCTCAGGTACTCGTGATCCCATCTACGCCACTCCCGGGGGAAGTCGGTATGGCTCCAGCAGTTGCAGCACCCGATTGGGCACCGCATACCCGAACCCGGGGACCGGCTCGGAGACAGAGAAGTCGTCGCCGCCCGCGAGGACACCGCCACGGCCCGCGTTCTGCGTCCGCCACAAGTGCTGTACCAGCATCCGCGCCGCCAGATTGATCGTCGCCGGAACCTCCGGCCGCCCGGCCTGGTAGGTGACCCGCAGCGGACCCCGCAGCCAACCGCCATCGGCGCGCTGCACGACGCCCGTGTCACTGTCCAGGACCAGCGTGCTGACGTCGTAGGTGGTGCCGCCTGTCAGGAGCGGCACCACCGAGGTGAGCGACATGACGGGCAGACGGCGCAGGACCATGACGCGACCACCATCACGCGGCACGTCATGGGTCTCCACAATCTGCTGTGGTTCCACCGGGCCGACGAACCGTTCGATGACCGGGCCGACCGCCTCGATGTACGCGCCCAGCTCGACATCGTTGACGTCGCTGGTGATGTTGAGCTGGGCCTTCGCTTCATCCAGCGTCAGCAACGCCACGGGTCACCCCGCAGGCTTCTTCGCCGCAGACTTCTGCGCGGCCTTCTTCGCCACGGGCTTCGCGGGCTCCGGCGCCGTCGGCACGTCGACCTGCTCGAACAGCATCTCGCGGCCCTTGAGGATCGGGTCGTCGTCGGCGAACAGCTCACCCTTCGCGACCCGACGCCCCGGCGCGAAGAAGATCTTCTTCGCACGCTGCATGACTGCCTCCTTCCAGGCAGACAGGAGGCCCGGACCCCACGGTCCGGGCCTCTCAGCTGTCAGGGTCAGGACGCCTTGATGTTCAGCAGACGGAACGCGTCCGGGTTGACGACGTCCGAGCCGACCCGCCAGTAGCAGAACCAGCCGGCCTCGCCGGTCGGCCGACCGTTGGAGCCCTTCACCAGCGGCTCGTACACCATCGTCATGCCGACACGGTCGACGATGTAGAACTGCCGGAAGTCGCCGACCAGCAGCGGCTTCGCCGCCGCCGTGGTCAGCGCGGACGACATGGACGACGACTCGTAGATCGGCGCACCCAGCAGCTGCTCCGGCTGCCCCATACCGAGGTTCGCCCAGAAGCTGGAGCCACCGGACTCGTCGAACTGGCGGGTCGCGTTGATGGTCGCCTTCGACGCCACCCACGACGGGTTCGCCGTGTTCCGGTGCCGGGGCGGCAGCGCCGCGTCCAGCGCGTACACGTCGTCGACCGTGTACGACAGTGCAGCCGCAGACGCCACCACCGAGCCGGGCACGGCGCCCACGGCGGTGACGACACCCTTCGGCTGGCCGGTACCCGAGCCGGTCGCGAACGCGGTCGCCTCGAGGTTGTCCTTGGCGTCCGACAGGAGCGGCCCGACCTCGGCGGCGAACCCGGAGTCGGCGAGAACCTCGAACGACCCCTGCACCCAGGCCGCGGCCTTGTGCGGGGTGATCGTGGGCTGCCCGAACGACGGCGAGTTGTCGGTGACCTCGCCAGCCTCGGCGAGCCACCCGGCAGTGACACCAGCCGAGGAGACACCGTTCCACGTGTCCGTGGTGATGGTCCGCACGCTGGCGATCTGACGGAACGGGTTCGCACTGCCCGCGTTCGTCAGGATGATCGTCGGGTCCAGCGTGAACGGCACCAGGAACCCGCCAGCCGCGTCGGTGAGGGTCATCGCCCGCCGGTGCGCCTCGGCCAGCTTGTACGCGTCCAGCTCATCCCCGTCGAGGAGCGCCGGGTTACCCGAGTTCGCGAGGAGGCTCTCGAACGCGCGCGCGTACTCGGGGGAGCCGGTCAGCAGGATGTGCTGGGCGATGCGGCCGCGCCGGTCGCCGCGGACCAGGCGCTCAGCCCGCTCCTGCTGCTCGGCGCTGATCTCCTCGCCCGCGTCGTCGATCGCGGTCAGCGCACGCGAGCGCAGGTCCCCGACCACGCTGCGGTCGTGCAGGTTCGCGCCCCGCACGCCCTCCAGCCCCTCGTAGGGGTTGGTGCGCGACTTGAACAGCACGTCCGGGCCGGATGACCGCTCCTGACCGCCCTCCACCAGGGAAGCTGCGCGGACGGCCTCCACACGCTTCTCGTGCTCCACCTGCTCGGTGTATGCCTCCTGCGTGGTGTCGAACTCCCCGAGCAGTTCCTGCGCGCGGCTGGCCTGCTCCTCGGTGGGCTCCTCCACCTCGTCCAGCTCCAGGAGCTCGGAGCGGATCGCCTCCAGCTGCTCCTTGAGCTTGTCGCTCTTCTTCTTCCGCTTCGTGGTCACAGGGCCCTCCTGGCCTTGATCTCAGCGCGGACCTTCGCCCACGCGATCTTCTGCCGAACGGAGTGCCCTGCGGGCGGGTCCTCGGCGGCGGGGCCCGCATCTGCGGGGTCGCCAGCGGCCGGCGGGCCCTCCGGACCGCCCTCGGCGGGCGAGTCCAGCGGAGTGCCGGTCCGAAGCATCAGGGCGAGCCGCTCGCGCTCCTCGTCGGGCATCTGACCCAGGAGCTGTACGAGTTGCTCGGCACGGACACCGATCACAGCGGCGTCCGGGTAGGCGGGGAACGGAGTCGGCCCGTACTCCTTCAGGGCGATCTCCTGCCGCTTGACGGTCTTCAGCTTCCCGGAGCTGTCCGCGCGCCAGCCCGCACGCGGTGTGCGGCCCGGGTCGGAGCGCGTGAACCGGCCCGTGAAGCTCTGGCCGGTGATCGCACCCTCGCGGATGTTCTCCAGGACCTCGTCGGCCAGCTCCGTCTTGTTGTAGCGGGTCACCGTGAGCAAGCCCCGGGAGTCGGCCCGGACCTCCACCGGCGTCCCGATCGGCATGCTGCCCCGCTCGCTGGGAGTGCCCCACAGAGTGCGGCCGTGGTTGTAGAACACCCCGACCCGCCACGTACTACGGGAGCCGGCCGGGGCGAGCTGCTGCAGCGTCCGATCGAACGCCCGACGGTCGATGACCTCCAGGTAGTGCCCGTCCTGGTCGGTAATCTCCGTCGGCGTATCGAACACCGCCGCGTAGGCCTCCACGGTCCGCCCGTCCCCACCGGCACGGACACGGATGTCCTCCAGCGGGAAGGACCGCATGAACGCGTCCATCAGAACACTTCCGTCATCGAGTCGTTGGGACTGGCGGGCTGGCCACTGCTCGGCCTCTGCAGCTGCACGCTGTACAGACCGGAATGCTGCAGCAGGCTGTAGTCCTCGGCCTGGACCGCGGCGACCACGGTCTCCGGCTCGTAGCCGGCGTCGACGAGCGCGCGGATCGTGCGGGACTGAATGCCCTGGATCTCGGCAGCATCCCGCCGGTCCTCCCGCAGGAACGCGATGTCCCGGTCGTCGTACCAGAGCTCCGACCGGTCAGGCACGTCGATGATTTCGGCCAGGGACCCGGCCGCGTTCCGCCACAGCGGCCGCATCGTCCCGTCGGCGAACCGGCGCCTCGAGGAGGCGTAGTTGCCCGCGTTCAGCGACGACCCGGCCAGGCCCTCGGAGAAGCCGACGATGACCGAGGGCACACCGGCCGCGGCCGCCAGCCGCGTCTCACCGGCGCCCTGCGTGGCTTTGAAGTCCAGTTGGTGCAGATCCTTACCCGCAACGGTGACGTCTGCGCCACCACCCAGATACAGCGTCTTGTAGGCGTTGTCGACGCCCTGGTGGCTCGCGTCCATGGCGGCCTTGAATTTCGCGAAGTTCTCGGCCGTCACCGACGCGTCCAGGCTGACGACGAGCTGCGGGGTGGCCCCGTTCTCGAAGAACTTCAGCTTGTGCCGGGTCGTCGCCAGGTCCGCGCTGATCTCCCGCATCACCGGCGTCAGCCACGACATGCCGCGAAACGAGAACTCCGGGTCGGGGATCGGCGCGAAGTGCGCCACCTGCTCCGGCAGCAGCCATTGCGCATCCGCCGTCGGCGGCGTGTACACGTAGCCGACCAGCTCGGAGTCGAGCGCGTCACCGGGCGCGGACGGCTCCTCGAGGGACCCGGTCACGATCGTCACCCAGTCCGGCCGCAGCCGCCGCAGCCTGCCATCGTCCAGACGCGTCACGAACGCGTTCCCGTTCAGGTCCGCGTCCTGGATCATCCGTGACAGTAGATCTCCCGTACTGCCACCCGGCCAGGGCCTTTCCAGCGGCGCCAGCGCGGCTGTGCCAAACAGATCCCCCGGCCGGCCGTTCCGGAGCTGCCGGAACTGGAACCGCGCCTCGGAGAACACCATTTGCCGGACCATCATCAGCGCGAATACGGGCCCGTTCGCTTTGTAGATCCGCTGGACCGCGGCCTCGAAGTCGTAAGGGCCGGGTCGTTCCCGGCCGTCCGACACCCGCGCCGACCCGTAGTACAGGTTCCCGCCGACCTGCCACGATTCATCCAGCCGGGAAGACACCACAGAGCGCCGTGCGCGCTGCCACAGGCTCGTCACCGCATCCTCCCGTCGTCGTCCTCGTCGGTCTCCACCAGCAGCAGGCACGACCCAGCCAGCAGGACCCCCGCCGACATGAGGCCGGCACCCGCCCCGAACTCGAGCCCGGCACCGACGGCGAGGACCCCGCAGCCCGACCAGTAGCCCAGCCGGGCCCGGGCGGCCCGCGTCCACCTCGTCACCCGTAGGCGACCCACGGCTCCACCTCCGGCTCCGGCTCCGCCACATCACTGGTCAGACCCCAGCGGGCCAGCGTCACCGCCACCAGCGGACTGATGTCCACGTCGACACCACGCCGCGCCCACGCCCACGCATCCCCCAGGTCCCGCTTCCGGGCGCCCGCCAACGCGACGGCAAGCGGCGCCTGGTCCAGGTGCACGAGACGGCCCTCGATGACCGCGTCGTAGAACTGGCCGACCGCCGCCGCCACATCCCGCGCCTTCGGCTTGACGACCTCACAGCCGAGCGCGGCCTCCAAGTCGGGAATGAGGGAGGCCGCAGCCGAGCCGCCGTCCACGACCCAGCAGCGCGGCCCCCACCGCTCATGCAGTTCCTTCGCCCGTTCGACAAGCCAGCCCACGCCGGGCCGGTTGTCGACGACCTCCACATGCACCACCTCGCCGGACAGGCCGGCCACGCCGATGCTCGCGTGGCTGCGTTCGGGGGTGACGTCGATGGCGAACGCCACCGGGTCCGCCGGGCGGCTCGCAGCGTCAGCCAGAGCCCGCCACGCGTCCTCACCGATGACCTGCCACGCGTCCGCCCCGTCCGACGGATACTCGCCCACACCGAGCCGCTCCCGCGCGAACACCTCCGGCCCCATGCTCAGGCGCTCCCGCTCCGTGTGCTCCAGCGTCAGCCGGTAGCCGAGCGCAGGATTCGCCCGCGCCGCCGACACCGGCGACTCCAGGTCGTCGTGGTCCGTGCATCCGGTCGGGCACTCCCGCGCATGCGGGCTGATGCTCCACTCCAGGTACGCCAGCGACGGGTCCGGCACCCCCGACTCGATCGCCGCCAGCGCCCGCCGCCGCAGCCGCCCCAGCTGCATCGACGGTGCGCCGATGCCCGCACTGCCCAGGTACCACAGCTGCGGATCCTTCACGGCCGCCATCGTCGGCATCAGCGCACCCATGGCGTCGTCACCGAGGATCATCGCCTCATCCAAAATGTTGCAGTCGCCGGTGAAGCCACGGCCAGAGCCGCCCGACCGGGCGAGGAAGCGCAGCCGCTGCCCGCTCAGCAGCTCAATCGCTTCCTCGCCGGTCGTCCGCCGCACCCGCGCGACGCGTTTCCGCAGCTCATCGCAGTTCATGACGAGCGCCTCGATACGCCGGAACGCCTCAATGCTCGTCTTGAACTCGTGCGCGCTGTGGAGGATCAGCCGCTCACCGCCGAGGAACAGCCCCCACAGCTCCCGGGCCTCGATGATGCCGCCCTTACCGTTCTGCCTCGGCACGTTCACGCACGTCTCGAACGCCGACCAGGAGCCGTCCTCCCGCTCTCCCAGGCCGACGTGCAGTACGAACTGCTGCCAGTCGTCCAGCACCAGCCCCGCGACGGCCGCGAGTTCCACCGCCTCCTGCCCAGCCGAGGACACGAACGGCGGGACAGTGACGACGCGTGGACGTTGAGCGCCCCGGGCATCAGGGACAGCGGGCTCAAGCTCTCCGCCGCTGCGCACGCTTGGCAGCAAGGTCATCAAGCGCACCCCCCTCGCTCTTCACCGGGGCCAGCGCCCGCAGCTCCTTCATCACCGCCCGCAGCTCCCGCGCCGCCGCGGCCTTCGCCGACGGGTTGTCGACCGCATCGTCGACGGACCGGGCCAGCGACTCAGCCAGCTCGGACAGGCCGGGCGCGCGGTCGCCGACGGCGAGCTGCTGGATCTCGGCGGCGATCGCCTCAGCGACGAAGCCCATCGGGCCCTCCCCTCAGCCGAGCAGCGCCAACTGCTGCGAGCCACGAGGGCCCTTGACGGAGTTGCAGAGGAAGTGCGCCAACTGCACGTTCGCCCTCGTGTCGTCCCCGCCCTCCGACACCGGCACGACGTGGTCGACCGTCGGAGCCTTCGGATGCGGCACCACCTGCTTCATCGCCACACGCTTGCCGCAGAGCTGGCAGCGGAACCGATCACGCTCGGCTATCTCCGGCGTCGTGTACGGCTCAGAGGCGCCGCCCCGCTTTGCCGCGCGCCGCCGTCGACACTTCGCCTGCCAGTACAGACGCTGCCGCTCCCGCGCCTCGGGAGAGAGGTTCTGCGGGAGCCCCGCAGAACGACGGGCAGCCCCATAGGCCCTGTCCTTACAGGACCTGGAGCACCACCGCTGATCACGACGTCGCTGCTGGTAGGGGTTCCCGCATCCTTCGCAGGTCTTGGTCATGAAGGTCTCCCAGACACGCGGAAGGCCCGCGCTGGGAGACGCGGGCCTTCCTACCCACCGTGATCAGCGGTGAGGGCTACTGACAGTTATCAAGAATTGGCTACATAGCGTGACCATTAAGGCGGTCACGCAGGGTGACGGCCCCTAATGGAGTCGAGTTGAGTTCAGGGTGATTAGCGGCTCGATCGAGCCGCGCGCAAAACCGACCACGAAGGGCTTGTGGGTCGCTCACCTGCGGGTTTCCCGTGGGGTTGGTGCCCCCCTCCCCTCGGGTTCGGGCGGCAGGTCAGCGCAGTTCAGCGCGCTGGTCGTTGACGTTCGGTGAGCGGTGGCTGGGTAGGCCGGGTGGGCCGGTGGTCGTGCGCCGTGTTGCCCTTGGTGGGGTGACTGGGTGTGGTCACCACTCCCGTGATGCCTGCCTGCTCACTGTCTGTGGTCCGAGCCGCTTGCGTTGCCGGTACCAGCGGGTGACCACCTGGTCCATGCCTGGTGCTCGCATGTCCCTGACGCGCTGCCGAACGATCTGCTCGCCGGGATCAACGGTGACGATCTTCGCGTCGAGCCTGTGGTAGCGGGCCAAGGCCTTGGCGCTGGGCATGGTGTGGATGAGGTAGACGTCGACCTGGTCGCGGTGCTTGACGGCTTCGTCAAGGGCAGCGAAGCGGGCCCGGTGGGCGACCTTCAGCAGGGTCTCGTCGTGCTGCCAGGGTGGGGCGTCGGGTCCGGCGAGAGCGAGCGCAATGCGGTCCAGGTCGATGACGATGTCGGTCGGCCTGGCACGGGCAGCAATCCAGCTGGACTTGCCCGCAGCCGGCGGCCCGCAGATGACGTACAGCATGTCACCACCTGCGTGAGGCCGGGCCGACGGTGCGGGGTGCGACGCGGTTGCCCTTGCTCGAGTTGCATCGGCGGTGCGCGGGCCGGGCGTTGGCGGGGTCGAGGAGGTCACCGCCGCGGGAGAGCGGGATGAGGTGGTCAACGGTGAACGACCAGGGCGAGCGTGGGTCGAGGGTGAGGTCGATGTCGTGGCCGCACAGCCAGCACGGGTCACCGCGCCGGCGGATCTCGGCGGTGAGTCGACGGTAGGGGCGCCCGTCCCATCGCTTGGCCACGGGCGCCTCCTTCAGGTCACATGTCGTCGCCGAGGACCTCGCGGCGGGCCGCGGCGGCCTTGCGGTTGAGGGCGCCAGTCATGCGGAACAGGGCGACGGTCAGTGCGAGGAAGCCAGCGACGAGCAGCACCTGCGTGATGACGCTGACGATCGCGATGTCCTTGGTGCCGTTGGCGATGATCAGCAGGATGATGTTGCCGCAGATCCAGGCGAACCAGATGCGGAGCTTCTCCACGCGTACGGCGGTCTGGATGTCTCTGTAGTCGCTCACGGTTCCCCCAGGGTGTTCGGATGCTGGGGGCATCATGCGCCGCGTGGGGGCTGTGTGGGGGGTTGTGTGGCCGTGTTGTGACGTTGGTGTCCGCCGCCCTGGCGCCCCGCATCCCGCGGGTGCCCGTGATCCCCGCTCGGGGCCGCCTCCAGCCCCAGGCGCCGGGCGGCGGACGGACACGACGAAGCCCCGGCCGGGGGATCCTGGCCGGGGCTTCATCGTGTGTCTGTGGGCACAGTTGTGCACCGCGATCGTCACACAGCATCTGACCTGCGGTCAAGCTGATCTGCGTGCGCGGCGTTCGGCGTCGAGGGCGGCGACGTGGTCGGCGCAGAACCAGGGGCGGCGTGGGGTTCCGCCGGCGCGCTTGAGGCGGCCGCGGTAGACGAGGTTGCGGACACCGCCGGGAGTGGTGCCGAGGACTTGGGCGACCTGGGAAGTGGTGAGGCGGCCGGGCGGAGCGTACAGGCTGTCCATGGGGTTCATGATGCATCGAGGCCCCGCCGCAACGGGGGGTGCGGCGGGGCCTCGGGTTGCCGGGCGCTACCCGGCGCGCAGCCACCAGTGTGGCAGGCGGTCAGCTCGTCTGGGGCTTCTTCGGCGTGCCCGGGACAGGCTTCTGCTTCGTCTTCACCCAGCCGCCGCGCGACGCCTGGTAGTCCGTCTCGTGCCCCTTCAGCCGGGGGTCGTCGGGCTTGATGGGCTTCTTGAATCCGAGTGCCATGATGGGCTCTCCGTCTCTTCGTTGGGATGGGACCGGGGCGGCCGGTAGCTGGCAGGCACAGGGCCGCCCCGGGGTCTACTTGCCGCCGACCTGGTGGTGGCGGACGGCGTCGGCGGGGTCGCGTACGACCGCCCCCGCGAGGCCGATGGGCTCTACACGCAACCCCTCTTCAGTGGGGCCGGTCGGGGCGTTGTTGGCGTTGGCGTTGTTGCCTGACCTGCAACAACAACCCTCCGAGTGGGGGCCGCTCTCGGTCAGGGAAGGGGCCGGTATGTCGTCCCGGTGAACCCCGGGCCCGTTCCCCGCCGGTGTGCGGACGCCCGCGCGGACGCGGATGCCGGCGGTCTTCAGCAGCGCGCGCACGGTCTTCGTGTCGGGCACGGCGAGCGTCTTCTGCAGCTGGGTGAGGAGCACGTGCTGGCCGCCGTTGGACAGCGTCCGCAGCGCCTCGGCGACGTCCGGTGTCTCCTCGGCCGCGGGCTCGTCCTCGTCGTCCTGGCGGCGGGCGGCCAGCCATCCGGCGACGCGCTGCCAGGCGAGGCACAGCAGCACGCCGACGACTACGTACGCGGTCTCGGGGACGGCGGCGACGATGCCCCACATGGCGAGCAGCAGCACGGCGGCGAGGATCAGGTGGGCGGTGCGCTCGCTCATCCCGCCCGGCTCGTCCAGCTCGGTCTCCTCCGGCTCGGCGCTGCTCATGCGAACGCTCCGGTGAACCATGAGCCGAGCAGGTTCGCCGACGACCCCAGCGGGACGGCGGCGATACCGGCCACGGTCCCGGAGAGGGCGACGGAGACCCCGGAGAACGAGCCTTGCATCAGCTCGCCGTTGGGGACGCGCGGCGCCCACTTCCACAGGGCGAACAAGACGGCGGTCAGCAGGAACACGATCACGTAGCCGCCGGGGGTGAGGGCGAGCTGCTGCGCGCGGGTGACGTCGGGTGCGGTGCCGCCGACGCCCCAGACGAGGCCGGTGTATCCGGCGACGTTGGCGGCCCAGACGGTGGCCCAGGTGGCGATGCCGAGGGCGGAGACGGAGCCGAGCGCGGCGAGGGCGGCGAGCATGCCGTACAGGTGGGCGAGGACGAACGGGACGAGGGCAGCGGGCCGCCGCTTCTCGGCGAGGACCCAGCGGATGAGGCGGACGAGGACGATGGCGACGCCGAGGGCGACGCCGCCCAAGTTGATGGCCATGTACGGCATGAAGAGTCCTTCAGTGGAGGACGGCCACGGCGAGCGCGGCGATGGTGAGGATGAGCGCGCACGTGCCGGTCACGGGCGGGACGGTGCGCCAGTCGATGAGGGCCAGGCCGGCGAGGGCGGCGACGGCGGCGAGCGCGAAGAACATGGCGAGCAGGGGCCAGCGCATCACGCGTATCCCCCGTTCCCGGGGTCGCGCATCACGGGCGCATCAGCCTGCTCCTGGGCCCTCTTCGCGGCCCGGGACCGGACGGTGCGCACGTAGTTCTCGGTGACGACCAGGCGCCGGTGCCGGGCCACCTGGTCGGCGATCTCCTTGGCCTTCGCATCCGGTCCGAGAGTGGATGCGGCCTCGACGACCGCGGCCTCCATGGTGACCGGCTCCAGGGCGCTGACAGGGGCGCTGACCTGCTGATGCGCGGGCGCATCACCGCGTTGCACGTCGTACTCCGGGGGTCGCTGGTCGAGGACCAGGGCAACCGCGACGGGGTCAACGGGCACTCCGTAGTGGGTGAGCATGGAAGCGAGCTCGGCGGGGGGCGCATCAGGTCGCGCATCGTGGGCGAGGCGGATCGCATCGACCGGGTCCATCTCGGCGAAGCGTTCGCGGAGTACCTCGGTGGCGGACGCCGGACGGGGTCGCGCGGGCGGCTCCTCGGTGGCGGTCGCGGCGGGCGCGCCGTACATGGATGCGAGGGCCGCATCAGCTCCGGCCTTCACGCGGGTGCGCTGGACGTCGACCAGGCCGGCACCGAGCTCGGTGTCGCCGACGCCGACGTACTTCGCGAGCCGCCAGTAGCGGCGGACGGCGATCTGGCGCTTCCACTTGCCGGGGTGGCCGTCGGCGACGGCGCGCTGAAAGGCGAGCTGCCGGGCGGCGTCCGCGTTGCGGCGCTGCGCCTCGGCGTCCACACCGGTGGTGTAGACGACGATGCGGCGGGCGATCAGGCCGAGGCCTTCGGCGGCGCCGCTCATGCCCAGCGGGGTGGCCCCGTAGACGGCGGCCTCGGTCAGGTTGTCTGCGAGGGACAAGCCGATGCCGCAGGCGGCCAGCGGGGCGAGCCACAGGCCGACACGGACCCAGGCCGGGGACGACTGCCCGAGCAGGGTCAGGCCCAGCAGCGTCAACGCCAGGATGAGGGTGAGGCCTTCGCCAGCGGCGACGACGCCGACGGCGGCGGCTTTGCGGCCGAACTCGGCGAGGACGTTGGAGAAGGTGCCGACCGCGCCAGCGATACCGACGGCGACCATGACGGCGGCGGCCGCGCCAAGGACGACGGACTGACCGCGGGTGAGGATGCGGGTCTTGGAACTTGCGGCCCCGCCGGGGCGCGGGGAATGATCGGTCATGCCGACTCCTGCTCTGATCAGGTGTTCGGTTGGAGGGCCGGGCGGTGCGCGCGCCGGGGGCTGCAACCCCCGAGCTGCTGCCCGGCCCTTCGTTATGCGGTTGTGCATCCACGTACATGGATGTGGATAGCAAAGCACATCGTGTGAGCGATGTCCACGGCTACGCGGGCGCCGCGGGCTGGAGCTGCTTCAGCAGCAGGTAGTCCTTCGGCTGGTACTCGGTGGCGCACCACCGGCAGGTCAGCGTTGCCTCGCCCGGGTAGGAGCGGAGGACGGCGCCGCACACGTCGCCTTCGGGGAGCTCGGCGACGCAGTGGCCGATGCGGGTGCCGCGCCGGTGCCGGCGGTCGTCGGGGTCTTCGGGGTCGACGATGGACAGGACGTCGCCCTCGAGGGCGCGCACCTCCAGGGCGAACCGGCCAGCCTCCGGCCACTCGGCGGCGATCCAGTCCATGTTGATGGCGAGGGCGCGGGCGGCGACGGCCACGCGGCGGCCGACGTCGGCGGGCACGACCGGGACGCCCCAGCCGCGATCTGCCTGCATTGCCGCGCGCCAGTCCTCGAGGACCCCGGCGATGCCGCCGGCCGCGCGGAGGCTGAGCACGTCTTCGCGGGCGGGCAGCGGCGCCTCAGCGGGGCGGGTGCGCCCGTACTGGGGGCTGCCGCCAGCGCCGGGGGCGAGGAAGGCGGCCAGGGCAGTCCACAGCTTCGGCATGCGGTCCAGGCGCTGGGTGGTGGCGCGGGTGCAGCCGCCGCACAGGTAGCCGTGCTCCAGCTGCCGCTCGCACAGTCCACAGTCGTTCACGGGGTGCTCTGCTCCTTGGGCTGCTCGGTGCCGTCGACGGCGCTGCGGAGGGCTGCGGGGCGGATGCCTGCCGCGAGGAAGTCGTCGACCGGGTGGTCGGGCAGCAGCGCGCACACGCGCTCGATGGCGGCCTCGGCTCGCTCCAGGTCGGGGATGAGTAGCTGGACGTGCAGCAGGTTCCCGCGGGCGACGGCGCGCGCGGTGTCGGCCTCGCGCATCTCGGCCTCGGCGTGCTGGCGCAGGAGCGTGGCTTCGTCGTCGGTGAGGACGCCGTGCTGCATGCGGGCCAGCAGGACGGCGGTGGAGCGGCGGCGAGCGGTGCGCTGCGCGTCCTCGTCGGAGGCTGGGGCCTGCTTCAGCTCCTGGGCGTCGAGCGCGGCCTGGTCGTCGGCCTCGGCCGCGCCGATGGGGACGTGGCGGATGCGGGCGGTGGCGTGGCCCCAGCACCAGCCGGCGGCGAGGGCGAGGAGGGCGGTGAGGAGGTAGGTCACGTCGTCTCCTGACGGGTGGTGCGGGGGCGTGCTGCGGTGATGTGCCAGCCGAGGTGCCGGAGTTCGGCGACGACGAGGCGGGACAGGAGGTCGGGTGTGGCGTTGGGGTGTTCGGTCATGACGGAGGCGATGACGGCGCGCACGGCGTCGGGGATCACGCGGCGACCTCCTGCCTGCGCAGCTTGGCGCGGCCGCGGAGGATCTCGGCCACGTGCTGGCGGCTCCAGGCCTGGCGGACGAGGATCTTGCCCTTGTCGTGGTGCGCGATCGGAGCGTTGTTCCAGATCTCGATGCGCAGGTTCCGGCAGCGGGGGCAGACGGCGAAGAGGTTGGCGCCGTTCGGGCAGCCGGGGCCGGGCGAGTTGGGCCTGCAGTACCAGGCGTACTCGTCGTAGCAGGCGCATTCGTTGAGCGGGTGGGGCCGCCGGTATCCGTGCCAGCCACAGTTGGTGCAGTCGATGCGGTAGCGGGTGCTCACGCGGCGCTCACCCCCTGGTGTGGGCAGTGGCCGACGGTGACCCGGGCGGCCAGCTGCTGGACGTCGCGGTGGCCGGTGGCGCGCTGGTGGTGGCCGCAGCCGCACAGCCAGTCGGCGACCGGGGTCTGGTCGCGGTCCAGGCCGCGCAGGGTGAGGCCGGCGGGGATGCCGGAGACGACGGCGGGCTGCTCGCTCACGCGACCTCCAGCCGGGCGAGGTGGTCGGCGACCTGCCAGCCGATCCACTGCGTGTACGCCGGGGGGATCGCCTGGTTCAGCTCGTCCTTCGTCATCCACCCGGCCGGGATGCCCATCGCGTCCTCGGCCGCCGCCTTTGAGGAGTTCCCGCCACCGGTGACCGTGACGAACGCGGTCCACTCGTCGAGCCGGCCGTAATGGTTCTTCCGCTTGTCGTGCGTGAAGTGCAGCGGTTCGCGGCCCTTCGGGTGGGGGCGGGGCGGGTACAGCAGCAGGTTCGACTCGAACAGGCGGTGCCGGGTGACGCGAAGCCCGTCGAACTGGGTGCCGCACAGCACCAGCGGGTCCCGGAGCGGGGCACCTTCCACGTTCTCCATGACGTAGGGCAGGCCGGATGCTTCGGCGAGGGCGCGGGCCTCGGGGATGAAGTCCTCGTAGGTCTTGCCCGTGCGGTGCTTCAGGTCGGAGTGCTCCCAGCAGGGCGGGCTCCACGCCGAGGCGTCGAAGTTCTCGGCGATCCATTCGGCGTCGAGGTCGCGGAGGTCGGCGCGGATGAACGGGAACGGGTAGCGGGGCTGCGGTTCTCGGTCGACGCCGACCACGTTGAACCCGGCGAGGTAGTAGCCGTAGCTGGCGCCGCCGGCCTTGCAGCAGACGTCGAGGATCGTGAACCCGTTCGGGACCCGCGGGGGCAAGGTGAGCGTCACGCGGCACCGCCCTTCCGCGCCCCGGTGCAGTCGGGGCACACGTCACGAAGGCGGCCGGGGATCCGCCGGGTGGTCCAGCCGTCGGCCCGGCCGTCAGCGCGCACCTGTCGGGCAGTCCTCGAGGAGAAGCGGGCGCTGATCGCGGCGCTCTGCGGGCAGTCGGTGTGCTCGTCGGGGCCGTCGCAGGAGACCTCGACACCGATCGGGTAGGCGGTCATCGCTGTGCCCCGTCCTGCCGCTCCTCGGCGGCCGGGTCGGGCAGGCCCTGCTGCTCGCGCAGCAGCGCGGCGAACTGGGCGCCGGACATGGTGACGAACCAGTCGCCCGGGCTGGACTTGCCGCGGCGCTTGTGCCAGACCACGCCGAGGGTCGCGCGGTCGTTGTCGCGCGCGAGCTCGGCCTCGGCGACCCAGGCGGGGAGTTCCTGCCGGGCGCAGTTCTTCACCTCGATGACGACGCCGGGGATACCGGCGATGTCGCCGCGGTCCTGGGTGCCGTTGAGGGTGCGGCGTTCGGCCTGGGCGAAGCCGGCGGCCTGGAGGAAGCGGACGACGGCGGTTTCGGCGGCGGTGCCCTTGGCTTTCGATCGGCTCACAGCAGGGTCTCCTGGACGGGTTGGGGCGGGCAGTGGTGGTCGGCGAGGACGGTGTGGGTGCACGCCTTGGCGTGCCATTGGTCGCGCCAGCGGATGCGGGCGCCGGTGTGCTCGTGCTGGACGAGGCACCACAGGAGGCGTCCGGCCGGCGGATGGTTCGGGTCGACGGGGGCGGGGTCGGCGCGGACGTCTACGGCGGCGACCCGGTCGGCGGTGCGGGCGACGAGGGTGTCGGCCCGGCAGCGGGGGCACGGCTGGTGGCGGGGGCGTTGGGCGGAGGCCTCGGCGCGGGCGGCGACGAGATGCGCGGGCAGCCCCCTCATGGGTTGCCCCCGAAGGGGTGCGAAGGGGTTGCGAAGGGATGCGCGAAGGGGTTGTCGAAGGGGTTGACCTGCGGTTCGAAGGGATCGAAGGGGTTCCGCGCACCTGCTGTTGCATAAGGGGCTTCCTGGTTTTCCTTCTCCTTGTATGTGCGGGCGTAGAAAAACCCCTTCGACCCCTTCGACTTGCAGGTCAAAGCCTTCGCAGACCCCTTCGCAAACCCCTTCGCAACCCCTTCGCATCCCTTCGCAGATGCCTTCGCACGGCCGGTCATTGGGCACCGCCGAGGAGGGCGAGTGCGAGGCCTCGGGTGACGGCCCGGCGGGTGCGGGAGTCCTTGTCCTGGATGAACCCCTGCTCCTGCAGGCGGATGGTGAAGGCCTTCATCGACATGGGGCGTCGCACGCCCGCGCGTTCGGCCCACGTCTTGTAGCTGCCGTACAGCTGGCCGTTCTCGGTGACCGCGTCCGGGACCTCGTCGGTCTCCTCTTCCAGCCAGGTGGCGAGCGGGTTGGACTGGGCGATGTGTTCGCGGGTCTTCGCGGTGACGGAGTCGGGCACGGCCAGGCCGCGGGCCTGCCAGTCGAGGCAGCCGCGGATGGCCCAGTTGAGGACACCGGCCGCTTCGCGGGCGAGGATCTGTTCGGCCAGTCCCTGGATCCGCTTGGCGGGGGGGACGATGACGTCCCAGCCGATGGACTGGAGGCGGCGGGCCATGCTGTGGCTGCCGGACACGTCGGGCAGGTGGTTGGTCGCCAGGTGGATTTTGCCGACGGGCTTGAACTCGAAGAACTCGGCGTTCAGGAACCGCGCGCTGACGGGGTCTTCGCCGGTGAGGCGCTTGACGAGTTCCTCGTCGAGGGGCTTGCCGCGGCCTTCGGCGTTGCGGCCGGTCTCGGACGTCGACAGCAGCCGCTTGCCGACCATGCGGGCGATGTCGTTGGGGATGCCGCCGTCGCCGTGCTTGGCCATGAGGGTGGAGGCGGGCACGGCTTGTGCGTACTCGCCGAGGAGGCCCATGACGACGCGCATGAACACGCCCTTGCCGTTCTGGCCCTCGCCGTGGTGGATGAACATGACCTGCTCGCCGGTGCAGGCGGTGAGGCTGTAGCCGACGACCCGGGCGAGGTAGGCGCGGCGCTCAAGGTCGGGCATGACGCCGGTGAGGAACTTGTCCCACGTGGGGCAGGTGGCGTTCGGGTCGTAGCAGATCGGGGACTGCTGCATCAGGTACAGGCCGCGGTCGTGGGCGCGCAGCTGGCCGGTGGTGAGGTCGACGATGCCGTTGGCGACGTTGAGGAGCTTCTCCGGCTGGTCGAAGGCGTCCATGGTGGTGTGTACGGCGGGGTAGGCCTGGAGGACTTCGCGGGCGGCGGCGAGCTTGGGCCGCATGCGCTGCTTGCGGGCCCAGGCGAGGAACTGGTCGCGCTGGCTGGCGGTTTCCTTGCCCTGGGCGTCGGTGACGGGCTCGCTGCTGTAGTTGGGGGCTTCGTCCTCGAGCTGGTTGATGGTGTTGACGACGCGGGTCCAGACGCCGGTGTTGGCGGCCTTGAGGTTCCAGCGGCCGCGGTCGTAGTAGGCCCAGCGTTCGATGTCGGCGAGCCACCGGATCTCGTGGCCGTGCCGGTCGATGACGCGTTCGGCGTTGCCGAGGTCGTCCCATTCGCGGGCGGGTATCGGCGAGGGCAGGGCGACGGGCGGCTCGGTGGGCGCGGTCCAGCTGCTCGCGGCCGGGGCGGGGGCGGACTGCGGGGGGAGGAGCACGGCGAAGTCGTTGCGGCCCCGGGTGACGGGCGGCCAGGGGGTGCGAGGGTGGGCGATGCCGGCGGTGAGCCCTGAGTTGATGGTGGGTATGGCGCGGCCGTCGGGGTGGTTGCCTGCGCGGGCGGCGGCGAGGAGGGCTTGCCGGGCTTCGGTTTCGGTGAGGGCTCCGGCGCCGACGAGGGTGCCGAGGTTGAAGGCGGCCGTGTTGATGGTGTTGTTCTGTGTCTTGTCGGCGGCGTTGGCGATGGCGTCGCATTCGGCCTGCACGGCCTTGCGGGTGTAGGCGTCCAGCTGCCTGGTGTCCAGCTGTATCGGGGCGGCCGGCCCGGCGGGCGCCGGGGCGGGGGCGGGCTTGGTGGTGAGTGCGGTGAGCAGCCAGTCGGGTGCGGCGACCGGGGGCTGCTCGGGGTCCTCGAGTTCGTAGATGACGCCGGTGGCGTGGACGCTGCCGGGGCCGATGACGTAGGCGTTCCCGGCGCGGACGTCGCCGTCGAAGCGGTCCTTCAGCGTGCCGAGGCTGTTGCCGAGCTTCAGATCAGCCGGGGCCCAGTAGTAGTCGTGGTGGCCCTGCGCGGTGTGCACCCGCATGGTCGGGGTGTGCTGGTGGCCCAGGTTGGCGGCGGCGTCTTCGAGGGCGCCGGGCCGGTCGGAGTCGACGACGAGCAGTTGCGCGCCGTCGGGTCCGGTGCAGGCGCCGACGGCGACGCCGACGTTGCGCAGCTGGCCGCGGAACAGGGCGTGCACCTGGTGCTCGTCGCTGGCGTGGGTGCGGGTGAATGCGACGGTGGGGTGTTTGCCGCGGTGGGTGCAGGTGGCGGGGTCGTGGCCCTGGCCGATGCCGACGCACTGGTCAAGCCCCGGGTGGTCCACGGGGAAGACGGCGAAGCCGTGGCGGGTGAGCCACAGGGCGCCGTCGAGTGGCGTGTCGCGGACCGTGGCGGTGCTCAAGGGTGTGCTCCTCGGGGTGGTGGTGCGGGGCCCGCCCGCCGCGGGCGGGGGAAGGACGGCGGGCGGGCCGGTTCGGGGCAGTGCTCAGAGGCCGTTGGACATGACTCTGGCCAGGCCGGACATGAAGGCGATGCGGGCCCGGTCGTCGAGGTCCGGGCTGAAGGCGCAGTGCAGGCGGACGAGGGGCTTGCCGTCGCCGTCGACGGTGAGCGTGTGGTTCTCGGGCTCGAGGCCGTCGGCGCCGAGGTCGACGGCCCACTTCGAGAGGTCGGCCGCGCCGTTGATGAGGGCGTGGATCTTCCGCTGGACGGCGTTGTACGCCTTGCCGCTGTCGGTCTCGAACGGGAGCAGCTCGCTCCAGGTCTTGCCGCCGTCCTCGTTCTCGGTGGAGGCGACGATGTCGTCGTCCATCTGCTCGCCGACGCCCATGAAGTCGGGGTCCTCGGTGAGCGTGGCGTGCTGGCAGGCGGCTTCGACGCGCAAGTCCTCGTCGGTGTACGGGGTCGTGGTCACGGGGTCTGTCCGTTCTGCTGGCCGTTGGCGATGGTGGTGAGGTGGGCGATGCCGTCGGCGTCGTTGGCGGCGGCCGTCATGGCGTCGACCAGGTCGGGGTAGGCGGCGCGGAGGCGCGCGGTGTGCACGACGTCGGCGGCGTCGATGGTCTGCATGAGCAGTTCGGTGAAGCGGCCGGGCCGGAAGCCGCCGGGCCGGCCGTAGTGCCAGAGGACGTGGCGGGCGGTTTCGCTGCTGATGCCGGGTGCGGTGGGCATGTGGTTCCTCACGGGGCTGGTTGGGCCGCCCCGCCGCCGCGAGGGTCAGCGGCGGCGGGGGGCGGTGCTGGCGGGGCGGGGACTAGAAGGGGGGTTCGGTGCCCTGCTGCGGGGCGTAGCCGGGGCTGATCTCGCCGGTGACGGGGTTGACGCCGGCCGGGGCCGCGGCCGCCGGGGCGGGCGGCGGGGCCTGGTACTGCGGCGCGGCCTGGGCGGCGGGGGCCGGGTCGGGGGTGTGCAGCGCGACGTTCGCGGCCGGGACGTACTGCGCCGTGAACTCCTTCGGCGCGTTGAAGCGGGGGTTCTTCCGCTCTCCGTCTCGGACGTAGGTGACCGCCAGGCGGCCGCCGACCTCGAGGCCGCGGGCGCCGGCCGCGCGGACGGCCTGGGCGATGGCGTTCTTCAGCTGGCCCTTGACGTACAGGCGGCGGGTGCCGTCGTCGTCCTGGACGGCGGGGTCGCGGTCGCTGGTGGCGAGGGTGACGACCATCTGCATCTGCGGCTTGCCGTCGTCCCAGAACTTGGGCTCGCCAGTGGTGTAGTCGCGCTGCTGCTCGACGGTCGGCTGGGTGGTGATCTGGCCACCGATGGTGGTGCCGATGGTGGGGAACTTCGCGGACGGGATGCTGCCGCCCATGAGGAAGTCGTCGGCGGACGGCACCGGCTGCTGCGGGGTGCTCATGATTGTGTGCTCCTATGCGATGAGGGATTCGAAGCCGTGCCGGTCGGCAGGCTGTGCGTTGCCCGGGCAGCCGGCCGTCAGGTCCTGGCTGCCGGGGCGGAACCACTCGCAGAACCGGCACTTCGCCAGTTCGTTGGTGGGGATCTGGGACCACCAGGTGTGGTCGTAGTTGGAGGCCGTGGCCTCGGGCCCGATGAGGCGGGCGCGGATGCGGCCGAGGCGGGCCAGGCCTTCCTCGGCGACCTGCCGGTTGTAGGGCTCGGTCCAGACGTGGACGCGGAGTTCGTGGTAGCGGCCGACGAAGCAGATCGCGACCCGCTTCGGCGTCTCGCCCGCGTTCTCTTGCCCGAGGCCGTACAGGTGTGCCTGGGTGCGGTACTGGGGGCCGGGGCCCTTGCGCCGGTAGTTGTCGAGGCTGGTGTGTCCGACGAGCTTCCAGTCCCACACGGTGCCGGTGAGACGGTCGTATAGGTCGGAGGAGCCGACGACGGCTGTGGCCTCGATGGGGCTGTCGTAGACGGTGACCCGCTCTTCGATCTTGTAGCGGGCCCGGCCGTCCGGGAGCGTCGACTGGCGCCGCTCGAAGGCTTCTTCCATCCAGGTGTGGAAGCCGGTGCCGATGATCGACGCGGCCGGGTCGCTCTCGGCGGCCGCGCGCGGCCAGTCGAGTTCCTTGTAGGAGAGGCGCCGCTCGCAGGGGTCGCCGACCTCGGACGGCCCGATCCGCTTCTGCAGGGAGCGCGGGGCGTTGTTGGCGGTGTCGACGATGAGCGCGGCGATGCGCTCGGCGAGCATCTCGCCGACTTGGTCGGAGCCGCTGGTGCGTGCCACGGCGTGGGCCTTCCTGAAGGTGGTGTGGTGGGGCTGGGGGCCGGGCCCGCCGGGGGAGTTGGCGGGCCCGGCCGGTCGGGGGGTCAGGGCTTGCCGTCGGTCCAGGCTTCGATGGCGGCCTGGACGGGCGCGCGCAGGTGGTCGTGCCAGCCGCTGGTCATCGGGGTGGGCTTGCCGGTGTGGGCGAGCGTGGTGATGGTGGCGGCGAGCATGGCCGGGGCGACGAAGCCGGGCACCGGCAGCGGCTCCAGCTCCCGGTTGGAGCCGTCTTCGTTGAGGCGGGCCCACTGCCACGCGGCGCCTTCGTTGAGGCATCCGTCCTCGTGGCCGTCGTGGTACTCCCAGACGAGGATCAGGCCGTGCTTGAAGCGGTCCGGGATGCCGGACTCCTCGGGCGTCAGCGTGATGACGGCGTCGAGCATGAGGTGGGTGCCGCAGGTTTCGCTGTCGCGTGCGTCGGCCTGCTCGGGCTCCAGCCCGGCTTCCTCGAGCGCGGTGGCGATGGCGTCGATGTACGGGTCGTGGGGCAGGGTGTGGATGCTCATGTGGTTCCTTCACGGGGCTTGTTGTTGAGGCCAAGGGCGTCGAGGAGGAGCCGGAGGTCCTCGCGGTTGCGGGCCGCGCGGAGCACCACGCGGGAGGCGGCGACGCGTTCCTCGCGGGTGTTCTCGCGGCCGGTGGTGATGTAGTGGTCGCTGCCACGGGCGAGGTTCACGACGCCCTCCTGCGGTGCCGGCCGCGGGGGCGGGGCGGCCGGGCGTAGTGGCGGGCGAGGAACGTGGCGAGGATGAGGGAGGCCTGGAGGGCGGCGGCGCCGATGGTGATGCGCTCGTTCACGCCGCGCCTCCGTTCTCCCACTCCCGCTCGGCGGCGGCCTGGCGGTTGCGCTCGAGCTGGGCCACGGCCTTGTCGTGCGGGAGCTGCCGGTACGCCTTGCAGGGGCAGGTCTGTCCGAAGGCGAAGCAGCTGTGCGGGGTCGGGACCGTGTGGGCGTGGTGGCCGTGGCCGCACTCGCAGATGCGCGGCGTGTGCGGGGTGATGTCACGGCTGCAGGTGCAGCGCATGTTCGCGGTCTGCAGGGTGGCGAGGCGTTCCTCGAGGGCGCGGGCCCGCGCGTTGGCCTGCGCGGCCACGGTCAGCGGCGACAGCGTGGTGTTGCTGTGGCCGCCCTCGATGAGCCGGGCGGGCGTCTTCAGCAGCGACACCTTCAGACGCCGCCCGGCCACGGACTGCCGCGGCTGGGTGGCGTCGGCGACCATGCGGGCGGCTGTGCGGGCGGCCGTCTTGAACGCGTCCCGCTCGTCGCGCGCCTGGTCGCGCTCGTCGCGCAGCCGGGCGGTGAGGGCGGCGGCGACGAGCAGTTCGCGGCGGAGGCGGCGGGTGGTGGTGAGTCCGAACATCAGCGCTCACATCCCTTGACGACGGCCCAGCCGCCGAGGAGGTACAGCGCGAGCGCGGCGGCGATGAGGAGCGTGGTGGTCATCCGTCGGCCCCCTGCTCCAGGCGCAGGGCCTGCACGGGGGCGATCCGCTGGGTGATGCCGTCGGCCTCGGCGGCGTCGCGCTGTTCGGCGAGGAGGGCGCGCAGCTTCCGCACCTGCGGGGTCACGTCGTCCTCGAGGGTCTCGGCCTTGTCGGTGAGGGTGTAGGCGATGGGGTCCTCGTCCGTCGGCCGCTCGTCCTCGGCGAGCCGGGCCTCCAGCTCGGCGACGCGGGCGCGCAGATGCAGCAGCTCGTTCGCGTGCGCGTTGCGCTGCTCCAGCGTCGTCCGGTGCTGCGTCTGCTCGGCGAACAGCTCGGCCTTCAGCGCGGGGAGACGGTCGCGCAGCTGCTCGAACTCGGCGGCTTGCTCGGGCGAGTTGAGCAGGCAGGCGGAGTCGAGGGCGATCGCGATGCTGGTCGGGGTCTGACGGCCGGCCTTCATCGCGGCGAGGACGACACCGGCAGCGGCGTTCACCTTCCGCGTGGCCATGCCGGACTCGCTGCGGCGCGGCAGCGGCTGGTCTGGGATGATCGTGGTCACGGTGACCTCTGCTTTCTCTGCTGTGTAGGGGCGCCGAGTCGTCGGGTCGCCGGGCCGGGAAGTCAGGCGGCCCGTCGGCGCGTTCAGGGGGTGTCAGCTGGCCTTGTTCAGCAGCTGGCTGACGCGGCGCTTCTTGTCCGCCTCGGCGATCTCCCGGCGGATCCGCCGGGACTGCGCCGACTTCAGCGCCAGCTCCCGGTAATGCGCCTTCTTCAGCGCCTCAGCCGCGTCGGCGATCTGCTTCTCGGTCCCGTCCGGGTGCAGCTCGCGGGCCTTCTCGACGAACCGGGTGTGGTGCGACCTCTTCCGGGCGGCCGCGGTGCGCGCGGACCGGTCCGTCGTCTTGGCCCAGCTCTGGTACGACGCGATGCGCATCCGCATGGAGCGCTCGTTCGTGTCCAACAGGTCCTCCTCCTTCGTTATCCACGTCCACGGACGTGGATGCGTCGGGCAGAAAAAGGGCCGCGCGGTGGACGCCGACGGCCCTCGCGATGAGGGTCGCGGTCTCCTGGGTGACCGTCGGGTACCGGTTGTGCAGGAGGTCGTCCACGCGGGTTTTGGAGATGCCGGCGATGTGGGCCAGGCGCCGGACCGAGAGGGGTCCTCCGGGTGCTCGCTGCATGAGCTTGCGGAGTAGGTCGCTGTCGGTCAGGCGTAGGCGCACGTCGATCGGGTCTCCTTCGTCCATCCACGTCCGTGGATGTGGATACGAAAGCACATCGCTTGAGCGTTGTCCATCAGCGGGGGTGTCCAAGATTCGGCCAAGTGCTGTGAGCCGCGTACCATCCACGTCCGTATACATGGACAATGATGCGTGGCGGCCGAATGGTTGTACGCACTGACCTGCGATTTTCTTGACCATGACAGTGAGCGTCCTGGGACGCTCGCGAGAGAAGGGGCACCCGTGGCGGCGGTTCAGCATAGGAGCGCACTGACCGAGCTGGTGCAGCAGCATGTCGGCACGCACACGGGTCCCGACAAGATGAGCGTCGCTGCTTTCGTGCAGAGGGCGGTCGACCCTGACAGCGGCTACCGCCCCAGCAACGGGCTGATCGGGAAGATCGTGCGCGGGGATAGCTACAACGTCACCCCGGAACTGGTCGGCGCAATCGCGGCTGGCCTCGGTATTCCCCGTGAGATCGCTGCCGCTGCCGCGCACCTTCAGATCATCGGTTACGAGGCGGCGGAGCTGAAGAGGGGTGCGCCGGCCACGCTGATGCGGCGCCTGGATGTGGAGCCGGGTGAGCCTGAGCGGGCGGTGGCTGAGAAGTGGCGCAAGGAAACTGGTCAGTAACGTTCACTGATCCGTTACATTCTCTTCACGGCTGCGCCCATTCCGCCTACGTACTGCATAAACGCGGCTACCGGACGTAGAGTGATCGCGCCTCGCATGGATGGAACGCGTGTGCGGGTCTGGTGTGCGCAGATTCGGTCACGCGGGAACAGGGGGTCATGTGACCGTGCATCTGGAAAGCGCCACCCTCACCGCCGGCGTGCCCGTCATGCACATCGTCCAGGGGGGCCAGGTCAAAGCGGCCTTCGACCCCCGCCAGATATCGGAGGCTGCCGCGCTGGCCTGGCTGTGCACTCGTGTGCCCAGGCTGGTGCGCGACGGTTTCCAGGTGCTGTACGCGACCGTCTGACGCGTCGCAGCAATGCGAAGAGGGCCCGGCCGACACCGACCGGGCCCTCTTCGCATGTGCTCTACAGCCGGTCGCCCGGCGACAGGGATCTGTGGGCCTGCCGTGCCCGCTCGGCGCCGGCCGACGCCGCGTACCGGGACAGCATCTGCCGGGACTTCCAGCCGGTGATCCGCATCAAGTCCGTCTCGTTGCCCCCGGACGCGAGCCACATGTGCGCGAACGTGTGCCGGAACTGGTGCGGATGGATGTGCGGCAGCCCGGCCTCCACCGTGCGCCGCGTGAGCATCGTCCCTGCCCCCGACGTGGTCAGTGGCTGCTTCGTCTTCTGCCCGATCCACAGTGCGTCCAGGCCCTTCGCTCCAGGGTGCCGCGCTCGCGCGCGCAGGTAGCGGTCCAGGGCTTGCGCGGTCTTCGCCCCGAACGGGACTGCGCGGCCGCGGGAGAACTTGCCCATGACGTGAAGAACCTGCATGTCCAGGTCGACGTCTTCCACGGTGCGGTTCACCGCTTCGGACAGCCGCAGCCCGGAGTCGAGCCACAGCAGGATGAGGGCGCGGTCGCGGAGCTCGGGGAAGCCGCGGCCGGTGACGGCCTTGAGGAGGGCCTGGAGCTGCTCGGTGGTGAGGACTGGCACCTCGGGCTCGGCGACTTGGGGGGCGGACATGCCGGCGGCGGGGGAGCGGTCCAGCTCGTCCTCGGCGACCAGCCACTTGAGCCACTGCTGGACGCCGAGGAAGCGGGAGCGGGCGGAGCTGGCGGAGGTCCGGGCGATCTCGTGGACGGTGAAGGCGCGGACGTGGTCGGGCGTGATGTCGAGGACGTCGTCCACGGCGGCCACGTGAGGTGTTTCGCTGTCCTTCGTGGGCGGCGGGGGATCGGTGAGATAGTCGGCGAAGAGGTTTGCGGATCGGAGGTAGGAGCGGATGGTCTCAGCGCTCTTGTTGTTGGAGCGGAGCGACAGCTCCCAGGACCGGATGAGCCTGGTGAAGAGGCTGCGTTCGGCTGTCATGCCTCCGGGAACTTATCTTCCCTATAAGCGATGTGCAATGGTTCTGCGGAAGTCTGTAGGGCTGAAACAGCAGGTCAACGCGATGATTGGGGTAGCGACGTGCGGCCGGTAGGCAGCAAGTACCTCCTGGAGGAGCCGCTCGGACGCGGTGCCACCGGGACCGTCTGGCGAGCCCGCCAGCGTGAGACGGCGGGTGCCGAGGCGGCCGTGCCCGGCCAGCCCGGCGAGACCGTCGCCATCAAGGTCCTCAAGGAGGAGCTGGCGAACGACCCCGACGTCGTGATGCGGTTCCTGCGGGAGCGGTCCGTGCTGCTCCGGCTGACCCACCCGAACATCGTGCGGGTGCGCGACCTGGTGGTCGAGGGCGATCTGCTGGCGCTGGTCATGGACCTCGTCGACGGCCCCGACCTGCACCGTTACCTGCGCGAGAGCGGCCCCTTCACACCCGTGGCCGCCGCGCTGCTCACCGCCCAGATCGCCGACGCGCTCGCCGCGAGCCACGCCGACGGGGTGGTCCACCGCGACCTGAAGCCGGCCAACGTCCTGCTCAAGCAGGACGGCGACAGGATGCACCCGCTGCTCACCGACTTCGGCATCGCGCGCCTCGCCGACTCACCCGGTCTGACCCGCACCCACGAGTTCGTCGGCACGCCCGCGTACGTCGCGCCCGAGTCCGCCGAGGGCCGCCCGCAGACCTCCGCCGTCGACATCTACGGCGCCGGCATCCTGCTGTACGAGCTGGTCACCGGCCGCCCGCCGTTCTCGGGCGGCTCGGCACTGGAGGTGCTGCACCAGCACCTGAGCGCCGAGCCGCGCCGCCCGTCCACGGTGCCCGACCCGCTGTGGACGGTCATCGAGCGCTGTCTGAGCAAGAACCCGGACGCAAGGCCCAGCGCCGAGACCCTCGCGCGCGGGCTGCGTGTCGTCGCCGAGGGCGTCGGGGTGCACGCGAGCACCGCGCAGATCGCCGCCGCGGAGGGAGTCGCGGCGCTGCTGGCGCCCGATCCGGCACCCGCGGCCGTGCCCGCGCCGGACGTGCCCGGTGCCGCCGACCCCACCCAGGTGCTGCCGCAGGGCGCGGCGTCGTACGACCCGAACGCCGCGACCAGCGTCCTGCCGCAGCACGCCGCCGCCGACCCCACGCGCGTGATGCCGCCGGTGCCGGAGGGCCCGCCGGGCGCCGGTCCGCAGGGACAGGGCCCGCAGCCCGACCAGCCGCATCCCTGGCAGTCCCAGCTGCGCGCCGCCCGCGACCGCAACGAGCAGACGCAGGTCCAGTACCTGGACCCGAGCGAGGACCCGCTGCGCCGGCGCCCCCAGCGGCAGGTGGCCCGGCCGCAGCAGCAGCCACGGCCGGCGGCGCAGCCGCGGCAGCAGCCTCCCCAGCCGCAGCC